GCGACTCTGCGCGGGAAATTCGCTCGCGAGCTCGCCGGCGATGATGAAGCGCTTCGCTCCGGTATTGACCGCCGTGATCGGAAACAGGGTGGAGGTCCCGCCGCCGGCGATGATCGGCGCCTCGGCCCGGTTTGAGTCCATGAAGCGCCGCCGGTCGATGACCGAGGTCACCGTCCCGGATTTCGTAAGTGCTTCGATCGCGGTCCAGACCACCGTGCCGTCGGCCGTGGTGGCGCCCACGGTAGCATTCCAGGCCGGTTCGGTGACTCCGGAGGTCCCAGCCGTCGTGCAGATAAAGTGTGCGCCATTTTCGACGCTGGGCTTGATTACCGACCCCAGGCCGGCATCGCCGGGCGGCCGTGCCGTGTAAGCCGTCGCTGCCGCCCAGTAGGGCGGATCGAGCCGGACCTTGCAGCCGAAGCCGGGTAACAGCTCATGCTCCGACTCGGAACCATCGGCGTCATCGCCGAGATCGGCGCGGCACTCCGCCGTATAGACTTCGCGGAAGGTTTCCTGTAATTGGGCGGTCTTTCCAGCGAGGGCCGCCTCATACGTGCCGCGGTGGAGAGTTGTTTCCCCCAGACTGCCGCTGATCGGCAGGATGACGCGGCCCTGCGTCAGATCTTCGTAATTCAGCAGGAATATCTCGACCTGCGCATGATCGTAGCGGCCGGCGGCCATATCCTCATCGGAGATGCCGTCGATCAAGAGATTGGCGAGATCGTTTTTCGCCGCGTTGGTCAAGATCCCGCGATGCTCGATCGAGTCGACGGCCATGTCCGAGCCCTGCTTGATCGACTCTGGCGTGTAGCCGAGCGTGGATTTGTAGGTGAGGCCGTCAAAGACCAGATCATCGAAATATTCGGTATAGCCGATCACCTTGTGCGCTATTCCTTTGTGGCTGTAGACGCCGAACGCGGTGGTATCGACGCCGATCGAAAAGTTGAGGTCGTCGACTCGCGTGACCTGATACTCATTGCGGTTGAGCGCGGTCATACCGCGGACGTTTCGGATTTTTACAGTGTCACCGGACACAAAGCCGTGCGCCCAGCGCGTGGTCACCACTCCCGGGTTGGCGTTGCTCACCGCGACAATGCGCGGCTGATATTTGGTAAGGATAATCTTGACGCAGGTGACGAGTGTCGTCAGCTCGCCGTCAAGATGGGTCTGCAGCGCTCCGGATGCCGATTTCATTTTTTCCGACCTTCGTGTGCTTCGTGCGCTTCGTGGTGAACTTGCATTTAGATTCCTCTCAGATGGATGACGGGCACCTCGACGCCGCCGGCCTCCCAGGCTTCAAAAGTATGCGGCAGCTTGTCGACGTCGAACCGACACTTGCGGTAAAACTCCCCGCCCCAGCTGACCACTTCGCCGCCGGAAAACGGCGGCGAGCGCGTGATGATCCCGGTCGATTCGTTGATCGTCCATCCCGAGGTGACTTCAGTGTCGTCCTCGCCGATGCGGATGGTATCGCCCTTGGGCTTGACGATCTCGATCGTGGTCGAGTAACTCCCCTGAGTGTAGGTCTTGGTGAGCTGGAACTGAGTCTGGCCGGCCGTCGCCGCGCCGAGACTGATGTCGTCGAAGTCCGAGTCGAGATTGATCGCGCAGCTTTTATAATCGAGCCAATCCTTGAATCGAAACGCTTTGGCGCGGCCGCGGCAGGCATGAAAAAAATCTAGCAAGGCATAGATCTTGTCGATCGAGCGGACGGTATATCCCACATCCCAGGAATAGCGTGGCTCGGCCCAGAACGAATTTCTCTGCTCATGCCCGCTTTCGAGCACGCTGACATCGGTCAGGTATTCCGGCCCGCCGGGGCGGCCGAAACTGATATCGGTCGGGAAGACCGGCAGGCTATCGGTGGTGATCGAGAAAGCCATTTTTAAAGATCAGGAAGTGAGTAGTTTTCGGACTGCTTCTTACTATTTACTCCTGACTCCTTACTCCTTACTTCTTATAAATTTTTCTGCCCCTTGTGCACGGCGCGCGTGAGATCGGCGAGGATCTGCGATTTCGACCTTCGAAAGCTGTCGGCGTCGGTGGCGCCCTGCACGATGAAATTGACCGTGGTCTCGCCCTTCCACGGCATCCGGCCATTGCGGTTCGCATAATCGAGATCCGCGCGACCGATACCGGCGGTGGCGGTGCGGTTGAGGACATACTCGCCGGTCTGGAGCATGACCGGCACGTCGCCGCCGCTATGCATTTTGATCAGCTCGACCTTGCGGCTGCCGGAAGGACCCCCGCCGGGATGGACCGAGCCCCCGCCATGATAGAGCCCGGCCAAGAGTTCGAAGTCGAAAGCGCCGGCAATCTGCGAGGTCGGCGCGCCGCCGCCACCACCGCCGAAAAGGCCGATCAGCTGGCCGAGCAGACCGCCCACTTGGCTGCCGCCCGCGCCCTGGTTGCCGAAGTTCTGCCCGAGCGCGAGAGTCTTTAACTGCTGGGTTAAAAAGTCGGCGACGAGCGAGTTGATGATTTTTCTGATCTTCTCCGCGAAGTCCTCGAAGCTCGACACACCATTATCCAGAACGTCTTTCAGACCGTCGGAAACCGCATCGAAGCCGCGCTCGAATGCGCGCCGGGTAAATTCGCTGGTATCTTCCGCCGAGTTTTTCATTTTGTCGGTCGCCGCGGTCCAGGCATCGGCGGTGGCCTGTCCGGCCTCGGCATTGGCCTTGGCGACGTCCTGGCCGGCCGCGATCGCGGCGGCGCGCCATTCATTGATCGCTTGCACCCGCTCGCGGAACTCGTCGATCACTCTTGCGGTAGCCTGCTGATCGGGCGGCAAGATCTCGACGGCGAGATTTTTTTGCAGATCGCGGAACGCCGGTTCGAGCTTGGCGAGTGAGTCGGCGGCGCGCTTGGCCATCTCCTCGGTTGCGGTCAGCCACTCGGCCGAGTCCTGGCTCGCGCCCTTGGCGGCCTCGTCGATGCGCGCCATCTCGAACTGCATTTGACGCAGCTCGTCATTGGCGGCGACGATGCGGGTCTTGAGCGAAGCAAAGAACTCATCGAGCCCCTTTGGGATCGGGATCTGTTTGTCTTTGAGACTATCCTTGAACGCGGCAAGCTGGGCATCGAGGCTCGCCGACAATCCGGCCGCCTCGCCGAAGCGGAGCTCGATCTTTTTGTTTTCCAGGCTGGCAAGTTGCTTCTCCAGCCCGCCGAGGAAACTATCGACCAGGTTGTCGACGTCTTTCTTGGCGGTCTTGGCGCCTTCCGAGATGCCCTTGAAGACCGCCGCCGGCTTGGTGACGTTGACAGCATTGAGCTTGTTGAATTCCTCGCGCAGGTTGAGCAGCTCGTCGCGCGCGAAGCGCCGGCCGGCGAGATCGGCGGAACGGGTCGGCACTTCGGCCTGGCGGATGATCTCGTTCGAGGTCATCCCCTCGATGCGCTCCTTCGGCAGGTTGAAGCGCTCCGCGGCCCTCTGCGTGGCGGCATCGAGCTGCGCGGCGACCTTCGGCGCGTCGCGCATGATGCCGAAGAATCTTAAAAGCGCGGTGGCGCCCTCGGCGCCAAGCAGGAGCGCCTGGTTCTTCAATCGGGTGAGGGCATCGCCGACGTCGTCGAGTGCTTTGACATCCGCGGCGGTGAGACCGCTCGCCCGGAGCTCGTCGAACCGGCCGGCGAGCTGCTGCAGTGCCGGGCCGAGCTCCTTGGCCGATTTGCCGAGCAGATTGAAAAGAACGGTATTGCGCTCGATTGGGTTTTCGATCTGCCCGAGGGCGTCGGTGACCTTCTTGATGAAATCGTCGGGCGAGGAATTGCGCAGATCGTCCACGCTGAGCCCGAGCCGCTTGATTGCCTGCGCGGCGGGATCGGTCGCCTTGTCGATGTTGCCAAGATTTTTTTGCAGGTTGAAAACGCCCTTGGCGAAGGTATCAATCGAGCTCCCGGCCTCTTCGAGCGGCGATTTGATGCCGGAGAGAAGCTCGATCGAGATGCCGGTCTGGTCGTGCAGGTTCTGCAGGCTGTCGGCGAGGTTTAAAATCTCGTGCGCGAAGCCGGTGACCGCGCCGACCGAGAGCCCGCCGATCAGCCCCTGTAGGATGCCCTTGCCGAAACTCCCGGCGATATTTTCGATCTTCGAGAAGCTCGACTGGAAGTTCCCTTCCATGGTACGGAGCTGCCCCTGGAGGTTTTTCAGATCCGCCGAGATCTGAAAGATGACGTTGCCTACTTGGGTCGCCATTAGGCGGTCTTCTTTC